CTGCGTAGACATACGCGCGGGCGTCGTGGCCGTGGGCTTGTATTCACCCCTGCTGAGGGGGTTACCGACCTTCAAGTGGACTTTGAGGCCGGTAAGTCAGCCGGTGACAGGCATGCTGTGCGAAGCGCAGGAGCTGCCACCGACCTCCAGAAACTCGAATGGGCCGCACAGAAGGCCTTCAGACTTCGAGGTTTTCATGGTCACGGAAAACGTGAAGGCCCAAAAGGCCGGCCACTGGAGGACGTTAGGAAGCCTTCTGCTTCCGAACGATTGGCGACTCAAGCGTCTTTTGCCAACAAGAGGCGCGTCGCCACAAAGACTGGAGGAGTTGCGCGCCGAGTCCTTCGGCTGAACCCATTCCTCCCGTCCGCCAGCTTCCTCCGTGTACCCCACGGAGCCAAGAAGACTGGGCCCAAGGTGAAGAAAGTTGCCCCATTTGATGTGAGCCGTGCGATTGCGCGGTTTCGCCGGTTCGCAGAATTGCCGTCCGTTAGTGCCGATGTTGTGGCCTCTGTGCCACGTCATTCTGGCGTTGATGGTGCGTCCTTGAAGAGGATGATTCAGGCGATGTTGATGCGAGCCGGGGTGGAGCAGAACCCTGGCCCCGATCCTCTTGATGCCCCATGCAGGAATGCGGGCAAGGCAATTAAGGGAGAAAGGTTGAAGTTGAAGGGAAAGTGGATTCGTATCTGCAATTCCTGCAATATTCACCTCCATGAGAAAGTTGGCGACTTTTTCATGCACCCTGATGCCCCAGTGGATGACTTTTTCGAGTCTTCTACTGCTCCGTCGTCGAGTAGTTCGGCGATGGATGTTCCTGCACCGTCCCCAGCACCGGCCTCGGTGCTGTCGGACAATTCTGGCAGTGTCACTGCCTCTGCAGGTGCTGGACTGGGTGGCGATGTCGTGGAAGGGGTGATTCGCCCCTGCCGCGGCACCAAACCGCCACGCGGTCATCAGCGCAAAGCCCGGGCCACCGCCCCAAATGAGGTTGACGACCTCACAATGTTGATCACTCCTCCTTCTGCTGAGATCAGGGAGTTGGTCAATTTGGTGAAGCGGCCCCCTCGCCCTAAGAAGGGTGAGAAGGTGGATGAGGAAGAGCCGGTGCTGGTGTCTGAGAAGCCCATCCCGGTGGTGGCTAAGGCTGCCGCTCCTCCCGCTACGGTGCCTGCTGTCCCGGAGAAGATCCCTGTTGTGAAGGCTGTGCTCGACGGCACGGTCGTGGGGGAG